GTAAGATCCCTCCCCGAATGAATTTCAGTTTTTTTGAGCGCCGGAGAGAGTGGAATGAAAGAGACAAAGGAAACAATTACAGAAATCCGCAAGGCAATGCAGCAGAAGATAGAAGATATCCTTCCGGACTTTGAAACAATGGATCTCACTCAGACAGTTAGGTCTACGCAGGGTGAACTTGTCGAGAAAGCTAATCCGGCAATGCAGGAAGCCCGCGCACTGTTCAAGGACTTCTGCTCGATCGTTAAAGCAGAGAATGAGGCTGGCGGGAATAACGCTGAAGTGGTAAGCCTTGACTCTATACGGAGTAAATTCAGGGTGGCGAAATGATGGGGAAAACTGTTCCGAGGATATACACTCCACCACTCAGAGAACTGACAGAGGAGACATCTCTCGGATATGCCTGCATTGAATATGCCAAGACAATACTCGGAAAGAATCTTTATCCGTGGCAAGAGTGGGCGCTAATCCATGCGCTGGAAATCATCGGAGAACTTGGTGGCGACTGGAAGTTCCGGTTCCGTACAGTTCTCTTTTTGATTTCCCGCCAGAACGGTAAGACGGTCCTGTCGGAAGTGATCGCGTCGTTCTTCCTGAATGTGTTGTGCGTGGATTCCATTTTCGGCACCTCGCTCAGCCTGGACAAGGCGGAAGAAGTCTGGGAGGCGGTTGTCCAGGATCAGGAGAGCATCCCGGCATTATCGAAGGAACTTCAGCGCGTCGGGCGCACGAACGGATCCAAGAAGCTCGTGCTGACCGGTCTGCGGCAGTACAAGGTCGGCGCACCCACACGCCGGGCAGGCCGTGGCGATTCGAACGACCTTGTCATGCTCGATGAGGTCCGTGAACAGCGCGATTGGGAAACGTGGGCGGCATCCGTGGCGTCAACCAACGCGAAACCGAACGGCATGGTGGTGTGCTTCAGCAACGCCGGTGATCCGGACAGCGTTGTCCTGCGCCAGCTCCGGGAACAGGCCATTTCGATCATTGACGGAAAGAACGCTGAAGATTACGGCGGAGATGTGGACGGCGCCACGCTCGGACTGTTCGAATGGTCCGCTGAAGACGGTGCTGCTACCGATGACATGGAAGCGCTCGCGCAGGCTAATCCCGCGCTTGGGTATGGCTATTTGACGGAACGCGCTCTGTTATCGAACCGCCAGACGTTCCCGGAAAACAAATTCCGTTCGGAATGCATGTGCCAGCAGGTCGAGACGATTCTCCCGCAGCCTTTCCCGGAAGGAGCATGGGACGGTGGCGTTGACACGGCTTCCGGAATCGCTCCGGAGTCGCCGCTGTACTTTGGCATTGACTTGTCGAACGATCGGCAGTGGACGTCTATCGGTGTCTGCGGACTTCGGGAAGATGGGCAGTGGCATATAGAACTTGTTGCTCGAAAGTTCGGCACGGAATGGGCAATTGACTGGTTCCGGGCCCGTGCACTGAAGCAGAAGATGAAATTAGCGTTTCAAGGTCGCGGCGCCCCCGTTTCGGGACTGGCTGAGCAGATCTGTTCATTGGACGGAATCGAAAGGGTTGCCGTCGAAGGTTCAGACCTTCCGAGCGGGTGGGGCCGTTTTTGGGATGGTATAGCCGCTTGCGCTCCGAACAGCCAGCGGGGCGGCACGAAGATATACCACCTTCCGCAGCCGGTCATGGATACACCGGCGAAGACGATGCAGACCCGGCAGTTAGGCGGCGGCGCTGAGGTGCCTGACCGCATGAAGTCGCCGGACGACATCGCGCCGCTTTTCGCCTGCATCATGGCTTTTACGGCGGCGACGATGGTGAACAAGGAAAAACCAAAGATGTATGAATCAGCGTACGCCTCCGGGAGTACGCTAGTTTTTTGCTGAGTTAAAAGGAGGGCGTGAAAATGCCGAAGATAACACAGCGCCTGCGTGACCTCTTCGGTCGCACGACCATCCATGTAAGTTTGATGCCGGAAGAGAATCCGCACGTGGATGGTTTGACCGCACGACAGTTGTACGCGACTCAGGCGAATCTTCATGCGGTCGTGTCTTTTCTGGCGGATTCTGTGGCGCAGTTGCCGCTTAAGGTATATCGGCGCAATGCGGAGTTCGATCGGATGCGAGACCGGGACAGTGTCGCCGCGAGATTACTTTATCGACCGAATGCCGACCAGACATCCTATGAACTTTGGAACGCAGTGATGACGGAACTGCTGTTGATGGGAGTGTCCACGATCTGGGTACTACCTGACACGGAGAGTGCAAGCGGCTACCAGCTCCGGCTCATTCCGAAAGAGTGGATCATGGACACGGAGCGCAAAACCAATTATGCGCCGGATTCCCTCAGGATCACGACTGGGACTGGGAGTTATATCGACATCCCTCGGACGGAGTTCGTGCAGTTTCGGATGTATTCGCCCGGCAATCCCGGCGGCTATCAGTCACCGCTTGCAGCACTCAGGCAGACGCTGAATGAGCAGATACAGGCTGAACGCTTCAGAACGGAAATCTGGAGCTCATCCGGAAGGTTTAACGCTTACATTACAAGACCGGCAAATGTTCAGCCATGGAACGAGGAACAGAAGAAAGCGTTCGTGACGGCGTTCCGTGAAGGATGGGGAAAAGGCGGCGGTAACGCCGGAAAGATTCCTTTACTCGAAGACGGCATGGAAATCAAACCATACCAGTTCAACGCAAAGGAAGCGCAGTACGCCGAAACAAAGCAGCTGAGCCGTGAAGATGTGGCGGCGGCTTATCATGTCAATCCATCTCTGATCTGGCACACCACAACGCAGACCTATGCGTCGGCGAAAGACAACGCCCGCGCGCTCTATGCGGATTGCCTCGGCCCGGTGCTTCAGATGCTTCAGCAGAGAATCAACTCGTTCCTTTTGCCGATGGTCGGCGCGGATCCGAGCGTGTATGTCGAGTTCGACCTGACCGAAAAGCTGAAAGGATCGTTCGAAGAACGTGCGAGCATTATCCAGGCATCTGTCGGCGGGCCGTGGATGACCCGCAACGAGGCGCGTGCGGACAACAACCTCCCGCCGATCGAAGGCGGCGATGACTTGATTGTCCCGTTGAACGTGGTCGAGGGTGGGCAGGCAAGCCCGCAGGACACGCACATGGACCAGAATTCCGCCGTTCCGGAAGTTAAGTTAATTGTTCCCTCGCACCGGAAGGACAACGAGAGCACGATCCGGATCAAGGGGAAGATCGATGACGAAGAAGACGCAGAACTGACGGAAACGATCCGGAAGTTTTTCGCGCGCCAGGCAAAGTCAATTCTTCCGAAGATCGGAGCCGGGTCGGAATGGTGGGACGCGGACAGATGGAACGCAGAACTTGCGGACGACCTTGAGCCGCTTGTTAACCAAATCGCTGACCGGCACGGCAAGCGCACGTCAGAGGTCCTTAGCACGGAATATATCGACGAGATGACCCGGAAATATCTTCGTGCACTGTCAGAGGGCAGGGCGAAGGCAATCAACACCTCAACCCACGAAAAACTGACGGAAGCGGTCGAGGATGAAGAACAGGATCCTGCCGAAGTGTTCGAAACGCGACAGAGCAAGGACGCGGGGATGTTCGGAACATCGCTCGCGACTGCGATAGCAAGCTGGGCGGTTCTGGAATCGGTGCATCAGGCTCAGTCCAGAGGCTACTCGAAGACCGTCGAAAAGGAATGGGTCACAGGGCCGAATTCCAGGCCGAGCCATGCTGCAATGAATGGGCAGAGGGTGCCGATCGATGAGCGATTCTCTAACGGTGCATTCTGGCCCGGAGACGACAACCTATCACCGGATGAGTCCTGCGGATGCAATTGCTCCACGGACGTCATCGTTACGGAGGCGTAAACATGGAACACAAATTCAAGGATTTTCAGATCAAGTCGGACGGCGATTCCGGAAAGATCTCGGGTTACTTCTCGACCTACGACCGCATCCCGGATAGTTACGGCGATGTGATCGCGCCGGGAGCGTTCACGGAAACCATCGAGAAGCGCAAGGAGTCGGGACACCCGTTCCCGCTGTGCTGGAATCACGATCTCGACCAGATTATCGGAACAGTTGATTCAATTGAAGACACTGACAAAGGCCCGCTGATGACAGCGAGCTTTTTTGATACCTCTCTCGCGCAGGAAAAACGCGCAATTGTGCAGAGCGGGTGCGTGTATCAGTTCTCATTCGCTTACGACGTTGAGGACGCGGGCGAAGTCGAACTTGAAGACGGCACCAAGGCGAACGAACTGCGGAAACTGAACCTCTACGAGGTCAGCATCGTGCCGGTCCCGGCGAACCAGAACGCTGTAGTCACTGACATCAAGTCGGAGACGGTAGAGATCAAGGCGGGCCGCAGGAACCGCAAGAGCGATGAGGACGCCATCAAACAGATCATTTCCCTCGCGCAGTCCTTGCTGGACGACGAGGTTAATGACGCAGACGAACCCGAAGACAGGGAGGACAATCCGAAGGCCAACGCGGCGGCGGAGGAGCCGGAGGGGAGCAACCTTCAGAAGGAACGACTGCTGGAATACATCAAAAGTATGGAGGTAAGAGCATGAGCAAGACAGAAGAACTCATGGAACTCAAAAGCAGCCTCGCAGCGCTCGAAGATCGCATTGCAGCGGATGATGCCGAAGCGATTGCGGAAGGCGTGAAGCTGCATGGAGAGATCGAGGCCAAGGAAGCAGAGATTGCCCAGGACGAGAAGAAGGCGGCTCTGCTGAACATCATCGGCAAGAAAGAACAGGAGGATTCCACTATGGAAGTCAAGACTGCTAACAACATTGGAGAGAATTTTGTTAATCATCTGAAGTCCAACACCATCGGTAAGAGGTTCGATGTTGTTGCCCCGGCTTATGCGAAGGCCGCGACCGACACCCAGACTTCTCCAGCCGCCGCTGTTGATTGGGCGACCACGTTTGATCGTAACGTCGTTACCGCGGCACGCACCGCGCTTGTTATTCGTGATCTGTTCGGCGCTGAGAGCATTTCCGGTTCCACGCTTCAGTATCTGGTCGAAGGCGCGATTCAGGGCGCTCCGGCTGTAACCGCTGAAGGCGCAGAGAAGCCTCAGGTTCACTTCGCCGATCCGACCCCGGTCACTGTAGCACTGAAGAAGATCGCCTGCCACCTGAAGGAATCCGATGAGTACATCAATGACTATCCGTTCCTGGCATCCGCGATCAATGGACGTCTGCTGTATGAGCTCGGACTGGTTGAGCAGAACACCCTTGTTTCCGATCTGCTCGGAACTTCTGGCATTCAGACGGGAACGGTTGCCGCAAATGCTGATGCCGCGGCGCTGGCGGATACTATCCTTCAGGCCGCTATGGACGTGCAGAACGGTTCCGGCTTTGCCGCTGACGCTATCGTTATCAACCCGGCTGACTGGTATACGCTGAGAGTCGGTAAGCACAACGGCGAATACTATGGTGGCGGCTACTTCGGCGCGCAGAACATTCCGAATCTGTGGGGCATCCCGGTATGCGTGAGCACTGCCGTTTCGGCTGGCACCGTGATCGTTGGCGCGTTCAAGACCTGCGGTTCTGTCGTTACTCACGGCGGCGTGTCTGTTGAGGCGACCAACACCAACGAGGACGACTTCGTGAAGAACCTGATGACCATCAGGGCCGAGGAAAGACTGGCACTCGCTGTCAGGCGCCCGGCAGGCTTCAAGAAGCTGACCAAGGCATCATCCTGATAGATCTGATCCGGGAGGGCCTCGGCTCTCCCATTTTTGAAAGGCGGTGAAACCGACAATGCTGAAAGATTATATCGTTAACGGCAAGCAGTATCAGTTCAACGAGGGCGAACAGCCTGAGGGCGCCGTTGAAGTAAAGGCGGTAAAGCCGTCTACTAAGGCAGTAAAGCCTGCGAATAAGGCAAGGAAGGCGGGGACAAAATGAGCGTGTTAACCACTTGGGGATATACGTTGACTGACCTCGATGCCTTGCCGGATCTGCTGAGCGCTGAAGAATTCGACGAATTCACCGCAAGCAAATATGCGGAGGATTCCAGGGTCGCGCCCAATATCAAAGCCGCTTGCGCCGCTATTCGCAATTATTGCGGGTGGCATGTTTTCCCGTCTGCATCATGCGAAATGACCATCCTCATGAATGACAGGCGCGTAACTCGGGTCGGCAGTGATCTGCTGATCCAGGTGCCTGCGACGTTCGTGAGCGCGGTCGAGTCTGTCACTGTCGGCGGCGAAACGTGCACGGCGACATGCGAGCCGAACGGCATCCTGCGGGTATATGATGTCGATTTCCTGATGCTCAAGAGATATTCCCCGATTGTGGTGCGGTATACGGCGGGTGTCGATGAGGGAATGATTGACGGACTCAAGGAGCTGATCGCGAACCGGGTCAACCATGCGACAGCATCCTCGAACGGCATTACATCCGAGGCGGCGGGCGGCGTGTCCGTCACCTATAACGCCGGGTGGGTGAACAGTTCGAGCGCCACCGGCTTGCAGGACACGAACAAAGAAGTCCTTGCGCCGTACAAACTTCAGGGGGTGTTCTAAATGCTTCCTAGTTTCGCTAAGCAGACAGTTGTCCGAATTCGCCCCGGCGTCAAAACTTCTCGTGGTTCCCAGATTCTGGACTGGAGTAATCCGGACAGAATTGTGATCTCGGGCTGTTCCGTTCAGCCTGCTGCCACAGACCTGTCTCAGGACGGGCGCGTGTTGGGCATCCTGGACGGAATGACCTGTTATATGCCGCCCGGCGCAGATGTCGTTGAAGGTGACCGGATCGAGTACGAAGGAATCCTCTACACGATCGACGGTGCGCCGCGGATGTGGCACGCGGTCGGGAACATCTCGCACAAGCAGGTGCGGTTGCAGAGGTGGTCGGGCTGATGGGCAAGCAGACAAAAATCAAGTTTAACTCACAGGGATTCAAAGAGATCCTCTGCGGCGATGGCGTGCAGAACCTTGTCACCACGGTGACGTTGAATATCCAGGACATCGCGAACGCGAACAATTCGCGCGGCGGTGAGGGCTTTGACGCTCATGTGTGGATGGGTTCGTACGGCGGCGGTCGTTGGGTCGGATCTGTGTCAACCACGGATCGCGAGTCAAGGATTGCAGAAGCAGAGGACAAAGCACTATCGAGGGCGGTTTTATGATCATTAACAGAAGCATAGATGTTGAGGACGAAGTCAGACAGGCTTTGTCTGGCTATGTCAAGGCTTATTGCAGGCCGCTCCCGAAAGATTTTACTGTTCCGAGCATTCTGGTTCAGCAGGTCGGCGGGACGGATGCGAACACGATCGATTCGTTCGAAGTCGTGCTTGATGCACGCGCAGAGACGGATGCGGAAGCAAACGAGACTCTGCGGAACGCGATCGGGATCCTGAAGGCCGTGACAGCGAGCCAGACGACGGCGCTCAGACATGTATCAGTAAACTCTAGTGGCTCATGGGGGAATGACCCCGTGAGACCAGATCTTGCGATGTGTTCCGCCCGGATCCGGGTGATAGCACACGAAGAACGAACGGAGGTTTAAGAATGACTAACAACGTTAATCTTGGCATTGGCAACAGTGCCGATTCCGGCGTCACCGGAATGTTTTACTGCGCGGATGCAGGCACGGCTCTCCCGGCTTCCGCATCGACTGCACCGGGAAACGACTGGACCGAGGTCGGTGCGATTTCCGTGGACGGAATCACCTTCAGCCCGAACCGCAGCTTCGACGACCTGAAGAACTGGGCGAACAAGATCGAGCGGCAGCTCCCGTCTGATGAGTCGGCGACCGTTACGGCTCCGATCATCTACACCACGGAAGAGGTTATGAAGGTGCTTTTCGGTGCCAGCAACGTGACCGTCGAGGCGGCAACGACTGCTCATGGCAAGCAGATCACCGTGAACATGGACAACACCCTGCTTCCGGATCCTCATGCCTTCCTGTTCATCATGAAGGACGGTGACGACATGATGATGATCGGCACGAAGAAGGGATTCATCTCTGAGATCGGTGATGTGTCTTTCGCTCCGGATGACGCGATCACCTGGGAGGCTACGATCAAGGGCGATTGGACGTTCATGAAGGATGACGGTCAGGCCACTGCCTAACTAATAAGGAGAAATCATGAAAGAGATCACATTAGGGAACGCAAAAAAGGAACCGCTCAGGGTCAAGATCGGCGATGAAACGTATGAAGTGCCGGTTGCCGGAAGCCTGACTTTCGCGCAGGTCAAGAAGCTCCGGGACAACGATGACGGAAGGGCATTCTTCGAGGAGTACATCCCCGGCGAAGTCCTTGACAACCTCACCATCGACGACTTCAGGACGCTGACGGACGCGTGGAAGAGCGCGTCAAACGTCGATCAGACTGAAGTGGGGGAATGATCAGCCTTGCGTGCTTCGTTGAGGAGCATCGCGAGGCGGTCGAACGTGACCTGCTGACAGAAGCAGGATTTGAACTGGAAGACGTTGGGCGCTCTCTTTCGTGGAGGGCGCTCAAGTCTTTTTTAACGACGGCAAAGCCCGGGTCAGCACTCAGCAACGAACTGAATCCGGATATGTCGGAATGGTCTACGACGCTGAAGACGAACATGCTTCTGGCGGATATCTTCGATCAATTGTCCTTAGTAAACGCTAATCTTCACGTGCTTATATCGCGCAAGAAGGGCAAGAGGCCGGAGCCGTACAAGCGTCCGTGGATGAAAGAACGAAACAATCGGCATATAGGTGACGGCGCGTTGCCGGTGACCGATATGCGGGAATGGATAAAGCAGAGACAGAAAGCGGGGTGATGATCAGTGGCGATGACCGAAGTTGCACAGGCAACAGTCACAATCATTCCGAATATGAAAGGCGCTCAGGCGACGATTTCGAACGAACTCGGTGCAAGCGCAGAGCCTGCCGCACAAAAGACAGGCTTATCAATAGGAAAGAACCTTGTCGGGACAATCTCGAAAGTTGTCGCGGCGGCGGGCATCGGGAAACTTGTAGCCGACACCCTGAATGCGGGCGGCGCGCTTCAGCAGTCCTTCGGCGGTCTTGATACGCTATACGGCGACGCGGCGGAGTCCGCAAAGGAGTACGCCTACATGGCAGCGTCCGCGGGTATATCCGCGAACGACTACGCGGAACAGGCCGTGTCCTTTGGTGCGGCGCTGAAGTCCGCATTCAACGACGATACCGAAAAGGCGGTCGAGGCGGCGAACACCGCGATCATGGATATGACCGACAACGCCGCTAAGATG